CGGTGGTGAGCAATTGCCAACATTACAATATTATAACAATGGCGAATTTGTAGAAAAGCAATCTCAATATGTAGCAATAGTAAGCGATTCGACCGAAGGTGTATTAAACAACACGACTCAATTCTGCGTAATAACAGAGGATGTTTACCTACCTACGCCAGCAAGTGGATATAATTTCGAAACAAATAAATCAATTGAAATAACAATTTACAATAATCATAACGGAAAGCTTGATGTATTTGATAGCACGAACTCAGAAGCATTTGCGATAGAAACAAAAAAAGCACACAAATTTATGACCAACGGAGTTGAATGGTTTAAACTATAAAATAAAATGGCAGCAGAAACAGAAAAAATAATACTTGAAACCGAAGTAAAACTAGGCAATTCAACATCATCGGTAAAATCGTTAAAAGCCGAGTTAAGAGCATTGACAAATGAACTTGCAAACCTTGAACCAGGATCACAAGCGTTCTTGACTGCTGCTAAACGAGCAGGAGAATTGCAAGACAAAATGGAAGATGCAAAGAATGCTGTAAAAGCATTTAATCCTGAGGCAAAATTTCAAGCATTTGCAGGCGTAATTGGTGGCGTTGCAAATGGATTTGCTGCTGCTCAAGGTGCAATGGCAATCTTTGGAAGCGATGCAAAAGAACTTGAGAAAGTAATGGTTAAAACTCAAGGCGCAATCGCATTGGCTACAGGATTAAATGGTTTGCTTGGAATGCAAGATTCATTAAAACTATTTGGAGCGCAGTTAAAAGATGCAATCAAGTCTTTATTTACATTAAGAGGTGCGTTAATTGCCACAGGTATTGGTGCAATTGCAGTTTTAGTTGGAACATTAGTTGTAAATTGGAAGGCTTTTAATAAGGCTATAACAGATGCATTTCCTGCATTCAAAGTTGTTGGCGATTTCTTTGCAAACTTCAGACAAATAGCGTTTGGTACTATCAAAGGAATAACAGAAGGATTCAAAGGTTTAGGTTCTATTATATCAAAGTTTTTTTCAGGTGATTTCTCAGAAGCAATTGATGAAGCTAAAGGATTAGGCGAGCGAATTTCTAAGGCATACAACGAAGGTTTTGCAGAAGAAGATGCAAAGATTAAAATTGAAAATGCAATTAATGCTCGAAAACAACAATTAGCAATTCTTGAAGCACAAGGAAAAGATGCTTTACAATTCAAATTAAAATTACAAAAAGATGAATTGTCATTGCTTGAGAAAGGATCTGAAGAATACAATGCTAAATTAGTTGAGATTGAAACAACAAGAACTGCAATAAGAAAAAAAGGCGAGGATGATAGAAAAGCACTTGCAGAAAAGAAATTAGCGCAAGAAAAATTAGAAGCAGAAGCAGAACAAGCAAGACTTGACTTTCAACTTGATAAAGCAAGAAAAGGATTTCAAGAAGCAAGCAAGAGATTTGATGACACTACTAAAGTCTATGAAGAAACACGAGAAAAAGGATTAAAGGCTATTAATGATGAATCTCAAACACTAGAACAACGTAAGCAAGTTTTAGATTACTTTTATGCAAATAAATTAATTACCGAAAAAGATGCTACTGATGCAAGCATAAAATTAGCAAAATTAGAATCAGACCAAAAATCAAAAGAGTTAGAAATTTATGCTAATGCTTTAAATGCATTCGCAGATTTAGCAGGTAAAAACACAGCAGCAGGCAAAGCATTAGCAATTGCATCAACTACTATATCAACTTACTTATCTGCACAACAAGCATACGCAAGTGCATTCCTACCTATTCCTAATCCATCAAGTCCAATACTTGGAGCAATAGCAGCAGCAGCAGCCGTTGCAGGTGGACTTGCAAACATTAGATCAATCTTAGCGGTGCAAATTCCAAATAGTGGTGGAGGCGGTGGTGGTTCAATGCCAAGTATGCCATCGTCTGCGCCTCCAATATTAAGGCCAACTTCAAGCAATGTAAACATTGGCAACACCAATCCAATTAAAATAAGCAATGAAACCGAAGGTGGCAAAGTTTATGTTTTAGAATCTGACATTACCAATAGTCAAAACAATGTAGATTCTATTAAGAAAAAAGCAACTATTAAATAAACTTATATATTAAATTGACATGGAGAAATTACCAATATATCGTTGGAAAGTAGATGCCGAAGATGAAAGCGAAATCACTGCTGTTGCGTTGGTAGATATGCCAGCAATAGAAATGAATTGGCACGCGTTTAGTACGCAATTTGCAGAAACCTATGATGATTATCCAGAAGCAGCAAAAGAGAACGCTAAAATTGCTTTAAGATATGCAGAGGAAAACGGATGGGGTGATTGTGGAACGGCAGTCGGAAAGCAAAGAGCAAACCAATTAGCAAAAGGTGAAGCAATAAGTAGAGAAACGATTGCAAGAATGTCAGCCTTTGAACGCCACAGACAAAGTTCACAAAAAGAATTAGGTGATGGATGCGGCAGGTTAATGTGGTTAGCTTGGGGCGGAGATGCAGGTGTAGAGTGGGCTAAAAGAAAGTTAGAGCAAATAGATAAAAAAGGATTTATAAAATTTCAAGCAGACGAGCAAAAGCAAATTATATCTGGACCATTAATGGTTGCAGGTTTGCCAATTTACAGGCGAAATGAATCAGGAGAATATTACGGCATATTTGAAGCTGAAGATATTTACAACCTTAGGAACAAATTTTCTAAAAATCAATTCGGAAACTCGGTTAATAAAATGCATGATCCATCGCAAGCAATAGATGGTGTTTACATGATCGAGTCTTTTATTATTGATAGCGAAAGAGGAATCAATTCACCTAATGGATTTAAGTTGCCTAATGGATCATGGTTTGCTTCTTACAAGGTAGACAATAAAGATGTTTGGGATAACTTTATAAACAACGGAGAGTTTAAAGGATTCAGCGTTGAAGGCATGTTTAAAGAGGTTCAAGTAGATGCAAAACCATTAAGCATAATTGAGCAGGTTATTGAAATTATCAAACAAATTGAAGACTAAAAAAACAATAAAATTAAAATCTAATATATTAAAATATGACAAGTAAAGACGCAATCGATAAAATCAAAAATTTGATTAAATTCGGTACAGTAGAAGCTAAGTTTGAGCAAGCTAAATTAGCTGATGGAACAATCATCCAATGGGAAGATGATTTGGGCGAAGGCACAGCCATTATGGTTGTTGGTGAAGATGGCAACACAATGCCTGCACCTGATGCAGTTCATGAATTAGAAGATGGCACAATGGTTACAACTGTTGGCGGTTTGGTTACTAAAATTGAAAGCAAAAAGGAAGAAGAAGTAATCGAAGAAGAAATGGCAGCAGAGCCTAGTCCTGAGTTTGCAAAACATCTTGAAGAGTTTAAAATGATGGTTGAAAGAATGACCGCAATTGAAAACAAACTTGCCGAGTATGAAAGTAAATTTTCAGCCATTACCGAAACAGTAAAAAACACCGAAACAAGCACATCGGATAAGTTTGCAAAAGTTATTGAGTTAGTTGAAGCTATTTCAAACGAGCCTGCAACAATTGTTGAAGCACCAAGAAATATTACTTACAAAAAAATACCAAACAAACAAAGTGCAATTGAGATTTTTAAAGATTATCAAAACAAATTAAATAAATAAATAACAAAAAATTATGGGATTCGTAGTAACAAGTTTGACGAACTACGTCAAAACAAACGAAAACATTTTATTAGTAAAATCGTTTTTCGAGCCTAAAACTGCAACTTACATGCAGAAATTAACAGGCATTAAATCAAGTGGCCAAATTCCTCAACTTACAGATGAGATGTATTGGCAAACAGGTGGCACTTGTGGATTGATTAACGCTTCAGGCGATACTTCAATTACTGCAAGAGTGCTAACAGTTGGTAAAATCAAAGCTGAAAAATCATGGTGCGTGGCTGACTTAGAATCTAAGTACACTCAGCTATTGCTTTCGCCAGGTTCTCAGTATGAGGCTTTGCCAGGTGGAATCGACCAAGCTTTTATGGAGTTTGTAATGGGTTCGCAAGGTGAAAAAGTAGAATTAGCAATTTGGCAAGGTGACACCACTGTATGGCAAGATTACTTGAATAAGTTCGATGGACTTGTTAAGATTATCAACGCTGCAAGTGGTACAGTTCAAGCTAACGCTGCTGCTTTTGGAACACCTGTAACTTCAATCACTGCCGCAAATGTATTAAGCGTTGGAGATATGATTTACAATGCTATTCCTGCTGCATTGCTTGACAAAACAGATTTAAAAGTTTTTATGGGTGTTGATAAAGCAAGACTTTATTTAAACGCTTTAAAAGCAGCAAACTTATTTCATTTTAATCCATCAACCGATCCATTAGCTGAGTTTCCAATCTATGGAACTAATGTTATGATTGTTCCAGTTAATGGATTAACAGGTGTTAACGCTGCTTATGCTTTAAGAACTTCGAACATGTTCTTAGGTGTTGACTTAGAGAACGAAGAAGAAGAAATGAGGGTTTGGTATAGCGAAGACTATGACACTGTAAACTTACGAGTTAAGTTTAAAATGGGAACTCAGGTTGGTATTACTTCACAAGTAGTTAAATTTACATATTAATTATGCCTTGCGCAATAGTAAGTGGTTACGCATTAGATTGTAAGGATGTTGTAGGTGGCATATCAGCCATCTACATCACCGAACTTGCCAACGTAACTACTATAACAGAAAATGCAAGTGGCTATGTGACTGCAATCACTAAGGCTGCTGGAAAGAAATTTTACCAGTATGCTTTATTGCCAAGAGGAGCGAATAATTTCACTCAAAACATCCAAGCAGATGCAGCAGCAGGAACTGTTGCTTATGAGCAATCGGTTGTTGGAAACTTTTCAAAGCTACAATACGAAACACAAATCGTGCTTGAGCAATTGATAAAGAACAGAACAATTGTAATTGTTAAAACCAAAGATGATAGTTACTTTTTATTCGGTAAATTAAACGGAATGGAAGTAACTGCAGGTTCTGCTAATTCAGGCCAAGCAATGAATGAATTTCAAGGTTACCAATTGACTTTTACAGGTATGGAAAAAGCATTGGCAAACGAAGTTGATTCAAGCATTATTGCTGCCTTACTTACTTAAAAGAAAGTTGTTGTTAGTTGTACAGAGAAGGCTATCCATTGTGGTAGCCTTTTTTGTTTAACAATTTTTGTTTTATTTTATATATTAAATTGTGATCGAATTTAGAAAAACATACACCAACACTGTAACTGTTACGCTAACGGAAAACGCTACTATAAGCAATCCGATTTATTTGTTTCTTTTTAAGAATCAGCAAAGTGGTGTTAATTATTATTTTATTGCAACAGATACATCTGCATTTAAACAACGATACAATCAATTTCAAGTAATTGAAAAAACAAATGCAAACACTTTAAATGGTGAGGTAAGTTTAGACAACGAAGGCTTTTACGATTACACAATTTATCAAACAAGTTTAGCCAACACAACAGGATTGGCAAATGCATTGGCAGCAGTTCCGTTTATTACTAAAACAGTTGAAGTTGGTTTGGTTTGGGTTGTGCCTGACGAATTACAAACAACAGATTACAATCCGTTATCAACAACAACAATTATTTATAACCCAGAATGAGAGAAAATAATTATGAATCTTTAATGTCGGTTCAATTCACGAACGACAAAGTGCCGCAATTTATTGAGCCTAAAAAGTCGGATAAAATACCATTCGTTAAATATGGCGAAACAAATAATTATCCTGAGTTTTTGCTTACGTTGTTTAATCGTTCGGCAAAGCATAACGCAATATTAACATCAAAGCAAACATACATAAAAGGTCAAGGATTTTATTTTGATCAAACCAATATGGATGGCGATAGCATTGTTGCGTTGCAAGCTTTTATTGATCATCCAAATCCTTATGAATCGCTTGACGATATAATGGGCAAAACCACTCTAGATAATGAGTTGTTTGGCGGATTTTATTTGCATGGAATTCCATCTAAAAGCGGAAAGAAATTTGATTTGTATCATATCGACTATTCTAAAATAAGAAGTGACGAGAAAAACGAAAAGTTTTACATCTCTGATTGTTGGTTAAATGAAGATGGCAGCGAAAATACAAACATTAAAGCGGACCAATATTTTGTAGTTGAACCTTATGACGAAACAAAAAAACAAAAGGATTGGATTTTTTATTATAAGTCATACAGACCAGGTTTAAATACTTACACGCTGCCTGAATATATTGGCGCAGTGCCTGCTATTATTACCGATGCTGAGATTGCCAATTTTCATAGAGCAGAAATACAGAATGGATTTAAAGGCTCAAAGTTAATTGTTTTTAAGAATGGTGTGCCATCTAATGAAGAAATAAAGTCGGTTGAAAAGCGAATGAAAGCAAAGTTTGCTCCAACCGATAAAGCAGGCACATTTGTAATTGATTTTGTTGACGATCCGAACATGGTTCCTGAGATATTGGATTTATCTGCAGGCGATTTTGCTGACAAATACAACGCTTTAAACAAGACGATTCAAGAAGAAATATTTGTTGGTCATAAGATTACCTCACCTATGTTATTTGGAGTGCGTGTAGAAGGTCAATTGGGCGGAAGAAGTGAATTAGTTGATGCTTATAATCTATTTCAAAACACTTATGTTGCACCAAAGCAAGCAACACAACAACAAGTGTTTGATTATTTTGCACCAGTAAAAGGCAAGTTAAAAATCAAACCTACTGAGCCTATTATGCCATCGTTTAGCGAATCTGTTTTATTGCAGATTTTAACTAAAGATGAAATGAGGCAAATTATAGGTAGAAAACCACTAGACATCAAAGCTAATTTGAACACATCAATCGTTGATGATTTGAATGCATTAAGTCCGTTGG